AGAGCTTGGACGAGTTGGATATGGACAAATTGGACGTAGACAAATACCCGCTGTTGTATGGTCAATGCTCTAATGCGGAACTGGATGCCAGCGTTACAGTATTCACCTACGAAATCATTGTGGCTGACTTGGCTATTGAAAAGCAAGAAGAGTTGCTCACGCAGATTTACTCTGAAACCTTTCTCATCCTCCAAGACGTAGCGGCCAAATTTCGTTTCGCAGTATATGGTGGCAACACCACAGTGGACGGAAACTGGAACTTTGAACTCCCCCTATCCTGTGACCCATTCACTGCTCGCTTCGACAATTTGCTTACGGGGTGGTCAACCTCTTTTGACATCAGGTTGCCCAACGTCATAGACCTGTGCGATGCGCCTTACTCGTAAGCTTGTTCTACACCTCAATATCGAAGGAACTCTTGAGCCTTTGTTCTTTACGCACCTGCAAAAAGCATTAAACAAATTAGGCAAGCGAGTAGTTTCAGGTGCGCGAAAGGTTCTTGCGAGTCAAAATAAAGTAGTCTCAGGCAACCTGAGCAGGTCACTATATTACACCATCGAAGGCACGAAGGATACCATAGAGGTAACCTTTGCTGGTGGTGTCCCATACTGGGACTTTGTGGAGCAAGGGGTGAAGGGGAAAATCTCAGACAAGAAAGCACCGCATAGCCCATTTCAGTTTGGGTCGGGGAAACCACAGGCCAGCAGTGGAACGCTGCGCGGGGGGATAGATAGGTGGGTCATCCAAAAACCAGTAGGCCAAATCCGCGACAAGGCAGGAAGATTCGTCACACGTAAGTCAATGGTCAGTGCTATAAGTTGGAGCGTATATAACTATGGCATCGCCCCATCTAACTATTACAGCATCGCCCTAGACCGTGGATTTAAGAAAGCGAAGAAGATGATAGCTCAAGCGGTCGGCGAAGATGTCTTCGTGTTTTTGCGAGAAAAGTCACAAGCTATATATAGTATTACAATCATCATCTAATGGCATTCACAGTTACTCAAGACACCACAGGCGTACAGGGTGTAGCCGACGACCTCATTTACGTTGTCAAAGACGACCCCTTGACAGGAACTATCAACTTTAGGTATATCTGCTCCGTTCGTCTCGACGGCGCGGAAGTGGTACAGCTAAAGCAACTACCCAACAATAGTAACTGTGCAGTTTTCAATACGCGCAGCATCGCGGCAAACTATGTGCGGCAAGACGATATGCCCTACTCTCTTGGGGCAACGGGCATAGACGGCTCACTAGATACGGCGAAGATTTTCTCTACTAACACCGAGGCATTGAAGACTTTCACCTTTCGCTTCGGGTACGAGTTTTCTGCAACCGCCGCAGATGCCCCTGCTGAAACGCTCAAGCCCTCCACCGATATAGAAGTAACGTGCTTAAACGCAACCTTCGTTTCTCCTACCGCTTCCCTTCCCTCCAGCACAGCTGCAACTGACTATAAATTAACATCCTCTTCTCGGTTATTTCTGTCCGACATTACGGCAGAAAGAAAGGGAGGAGCGTACCCAACCTCTATTTTATACACCGCTGGCGGGGACACGCAACGTGCAGCACTAGCATTTCTAAATGGGGATGACGTAGGCTCTACAGGTTCGGACTACCTCCACGTTTCTTATTACAACGGAGCGTCAGCCTTGAATACGGGGTACTTTACAAACGATACGGCGCAGGGAGGCAAAGCTCCAGCAGCGGGTTTAACTGATGCCCAAAGTTTACTCTATGTAGGCGTTGGCACTTACAACTTGGAAGAGCAGGGGATAGATGTTGACATGAGGCCGTCAGCCGCTGGGAATGCCGATTGGACACACTACGATATTCGCATGGCAAGCTCCACCACTTTGTCGGGGAATGAAACCTCGGCATTGTACAGATTCGAGCGCGTAACCTGCGGGAAGTACGTACTGGACAATCAGCAGTATTCTCTTCACTGGTGGAACTCCAAAGGAGGCGTGGATAATCTACCTGTACTTGGAAAGGTGAACGAGTCGCAGCAAATTGCCAAACAGAGCTACCGAACATCAGGTGGCAATAGTCTTGACGCTGATGGCTCATCTACGGTATTCGTTAAGCAGCCGTGGCAAGGCGGCAAGAGAAGCACCAAAGTTCAAACGACAACTACCTATGAGCTGTCTACCATTGGGGGAAGCCCCGACCAGTTGACACCTTTAATTCGCTCACTACTCAATTCCGAGAGGGTTTTCCTTTCAGGAACTGGAGTGTGGGGAGGAAACCTCAACGACGATGAGTCCGGTATTGTGCAGGCGTATGTTACGGACACGCAGGTTACGTACCTGTCTTCCGTTAATGACAAAGCGATTAGCTACAAAGTGAAAGTAGAAATTAGCCGTAGAAGAGCGAACCCATAATGGTACAAATAGTAGCATACGAACAAACGGGAACTACGCAATACGAGCTAGACGTTCCGGGTACACCTATCGAGCTGAACTACCAGTTCATAGACCTCAACGACCCTATGTCTCGGAGGAGTCCTTACTCGTTTAGGTTTACTCTCCCCCTGTCGAAAGAAAACAATAAGTTCTTCTCGTTCTATTACGACGCGAATATTTCTTCGGGGACTTTCGATGCGATGAAGAAGACCGAATGCCGATTGCTAAATGACGGGGCTCTGCTTATGCAAGGGTCGTTGCAGATGTACTCGGTCAATGAGAGTGGATACGAGGTAAGCATCCTTGAGCAAATTTCCCAAGTCTTTGATGCGGTAAAAGGCTTGACATGGGAAGAGCTATTTACTACGGACGCAGGCACGTTGGACACCGACTTAGACCACGCGCTTACATGGGACAACGTAAAGGACTCGTGGGTTACGACAAACGACATAACTACGGGAGCTGTCGGAGATGGAACGATTGTCTATCCCCTTTCCGATAGCGCACAGGGCTTAGGGGTGAACACTCAGAGCATTGGCGCAGACGTAGGCTTTTGGTTCAATTCTACGGGCGGAATGCAGGACTCTAACCTGTCAGTTTTGAATCTCAAGCCCGCTATTCGTGTGGCGTACCTGATAGATTACATTTTCCAAAAGTCCGGGTTTACGGTGTCCAGCACCTTCCTTAATAGCGCAGACATTCAAAAGGTTTATATGTTCCTAGCTACTGAAGTGGTGAGGACACAAGGAAGGCCAACCTATGGCTGCAAGGCGGGCATGGATGCGGAAATGGTTTTGGACTCCTCGCAGCCCAGCACTTGGCATAACATCCTATTTCCCGATGAAAGCACCTCACCATTTTATGACCCTGATGGGCTGATGAGTGGAGGAATATTTGTTGCTCCCTACGATGGTGTTTTCGAGTTCAAAACCAATATCGTTGTTACCTCTGCAACGGTGGCAGTCACGGGATATAACATTCAGATTCGCCTGACAGTAGACGGGGATTCCAATGAAAGCGACATCTCACAAACGGGGGTCGTCGATGGTGTCACAACGATAGTTAGCGACCAGCGTTCTTTGCAGCTAACAAGTGGGCAGACGGTTTCCGTTTGGGTAGCGTCATCGAATGACAACTATAACGTAACGGTAAATCTTACGGGGGCAGACTCGGCAACGTACTTTGAGTTGGTGCAGTATAGCACCACCAGTCAGTTTGTGGATGTGTCACAAAACTTTCCCGACGTATCCGTAGGGGGATGGCTCAAGGCCATAGTTCAGAGGTTCAACTTGGTAATAATTAGCGACCCCGCACAACCTACCGTTATTCAAATCGAACCGTGGGAAGATTGGTGGGATGATGGAACAGACAACAAAGACTGGACAGAAATTGTAGACCAAGACTCCGTAAAGATTGAGCCTACGCTTGCTATGCAAAAGAAGTCCTACGAGTTTACAGACGCGGAGGGCGAAAACTTTCAGAATCTGTGGTGGCAGCATCACTTTGGCTGGATAAAAGGGAAGTATTCTTTTCTTAACGAGAATGACTTTGTAACAGACGAGGCGACAACGGAGCAGGTTTTCCAGCCATATCGGAATAGGAAACTTCATACGAACATCCAAAATACAGGGGAGTCTATTGTACCCAATGTTCTTCTCCCTACGTTTTGGGATTGGCTAGAATCCGGCGCACAGTTTAGCCTAAACATGAAGGAGTTTGTCGCGTGTAAGCCTGTGATAGCATATTACAACGGCCTACAAGACATCGGCAACGGATACACCTTTCAGTTCGGAGGTACAGACTACACCACCTACCCCTACTTCGCCGAGTTCAATACGGTAGGAGTGACAACAACAACCAAGAGTTTGGCATGGGGATATGATTATCCCGACAACTTCTACTCCCCATTTATTAGCGGAGGGACTACGGGAGGAACGACTTTGAAATACGCCTTTCACCAGTATTGGTCAAAGATGTTCAATGAGATTTACAGCGAGGACTCCCGCGTGATGACCTGTAAAGCGAACCTGAGCTACACGGATTTATACAACCTCAAGTTCAACGACAACATTTATTTGGATGGGTGCTTTTGGCGCGTCTTGAGCGTTGACAATTTTGCGGTAGGCGGCAACACCTTAGCCAATGTCAAGCTCATTAAAGTTATAGACAAGCCACCCGGAAGAAAGTCGGGGTCATGTTCTGCCCGTCCTTCGAGCTTTAACACTGACGGAACGGTGAATTTTGTAGACACCGTAACGGGTGCTGCGGTCAGTCCCACTGAGCCGTGTTGCACGTTGGGTGGGTACGTGTGGGACGAAAGCTCCAGCCAATGCTTTAGCCGCAACGGAGGCGGCGGTGGCGGCGGTGGAGGCACAGGCGGTGGTGGTGGAAATGGTGGGGGTGGTGTAGGACACGACAAGCCAGTTCTCACTGTGGCTCAAACGCCAAACTCCTACACAGATTTTGCGCGGGACGACGTTAAGTCATTTTTTCAGGCTGGCGTAATAGGCACAAATATTTCCACGAGGTTGTTTGCAAAAAGCACCAGCACCACACCGCATAATGCAACAACCGATACTGGACTGGGGGCTTGGCAAATTCCGATAGATAGCGTGGTATATGTTCGCCTGCAAGCACTCGTAGTTGAGGTCGGAGGGTCAGCGGGAACAGTTGGAAATACCGTCTCCCAATCTGTGCAGGCAACGGTGGCGAATACCCGTACCACGCCAGCAGCCAAGTCTACGGCTAGAGATGTTGGGTCAACCACGGTGATAGCAGAAAATAAAGACACGGCTTCGGCGGCAACGATAGCCATTTCTTCGACGCAAGCGTCAGCGGGTGCAGCGGCTACATTCAGCGTTTCGTGTACAGGGCAAACGAATGTGAACGCCGTATGGTTTATAGATATGGAGCTGACCACCTTGCAAATCAGCGGAAGCACAAAAACACTTGCCCGACAGATTATATATAACCTTGACCCCAACATCGTAGAGTACGCTGACTTGACACCTGATACTGCTATGTACTACAACTTGCCGCTATTATGAAATATTGGATTAACGCCGTGGGATATAGCATACCGCAACTGGTGAGGACGTTGAGGTCGAATAGGTTTAAGGGTAACCGCCTGTATTCACAATGGTATGGTAGGTACGCACTCAACAAGGGATTGTTTAAGGCAATTAAACTAGTATGGCAAAATGGCAAGTGAAAGCAAGATAAAGATAATAATGGAGGCCGACGACAAGGCCACCGAACCCATCAACAGAGCTACCGAGGCCGTGCAGGAACTGGGCAAGGAAACTGAAAAATTAACTAGGGAGTCAAAAAAGAACTGGAGTGGGTTGGCTGACCTATTTGGAACGGTTCTTCCGCGCGACCTGAAAAGGCTAACGCGAGGATTTAAGGGAACTCAGCGTCAGGTGGGCAGGCTTGCCAAAGGGTTTAAGGTATTAAGAACGGCGTGGGCTTCTATTGGAATTGGTCTGATTATAGTTGCACTAGAGCAAATCGTTTCTAACTGGGATAAAATCTCTGAGTCACTAGGCTTATACAATAAGGAAGCTGAGGAAACAGCAAAGATTAACACGGACATCAAAGTGTCCACTGACGAACTGATACGGCAGACCCAAGCGTATAGGGCAGAGTTGCGCTATGCAACATACGGAAGTGAAGAGCATAAAATTGCCGTTGAAGGTCTGAACCGCATATTGGGTAATGGGATAGATATTGAGGCCGACAGACAGACGCAAAATAGGCAGTCCAATGCTTTACTGGAGGCAAATACAAAGCTCATCAAGGCGAAGAAAAAGGCTGAAGCGTTAGAGCTGAAGGCCCATGTTGAAGGCGAAGAAATCCGTTCACGGAAGGCTAAAGACAGGTCTATGTGGGACCAGTTAAGTCAGGGTGTTGCTGAGTGGCGGAACGAAAATGAAAAGGAAATAACGGCCCTCACAAATGCTGCGGCTAAAGCCAAAGCTGCGGAGGTAGAAGCAGAGGCCGCGCTGAACGCTATCATAACCAAAACGAATAAAACTATTGACGAGAGAACGGAGGCAGAGCGCGAAGCAGAACTGGAACGTAAGAAGTCGATAGCCGATAAGAAGGCAGACGCTAAGTGGCTGGCAGGTCAGCGGGTGCAGATGGCTCAAGAGACAGAGCTGAGGCTAATTAAGGACGAGGAGCAGAGAGATTTGCGCCGCCTAGAGATGCAGCATGAAGCGGCAAAGACAGAGCTAAAGGCACGGGGAGGAACAAAAGAAGACTTGGAAGCCCTTGAGAAGAAGCATGGGTTGGACATGGCTGAGATAGTAAAGGACTACCAAGACAAAGCCGACGAAGCTCAAAACATTTTAGACGAAGAGGCCGCAGCGAATAGAGAGATGGTGCGAGCAGCCCTAGCCACCGAAGAAGAGAACGAGCTAAAAAGACTCAAAGACAAATATGTTGAAGAGCAGCTTGCAGCGGCAGGCAACTTTGAGGCACTCTTTAAGCTGGATGAGAAGTACAGAGACGACGAAAAGGCGGTACGGGATAAATATGACAAAGAAGAGCTAGAAGCAGAGCAGAAGTTGCAGGACGCAAAGCTCGCGGCAAAAAAGAAACTCGTCGGTTCGGTGTCGGGCTTACTCCGAGAACTGGGGGACGCAGCCGAGGAGGGTTCAGAGCAGCAGAAGCGTTTAGCGATTGCTGATGTATTGGTCAATCAAGCTATGGCTATGGCTAACGCCGTGGCAGCGGCAGCGAAAGCATCTAAGGAGGGAGGCCCAGCAGCCCCGTTCTTATTTGCTGCTTATGTGGCAACCATGCTAGGAACAATAGCTTCGACTTTCACGAGCATCAAGAGTATTATGAGCGATGCCGATGCTCCAACCCCGTCCGGGGGAGGCATGGGAAGCAGGGGTGGATTTGCTCCTACAGCCCAAGTTCCTCTCCCCGCGCGGATAGACTCTCCTGATTCCCTTCAGGCGTATGTGGTGCAGTCACAGTTGCAGGGGCAAATGAATGCACAAGGTAAACTGCACGGACAGATAGTTTTGTAAACACCCTATATAGGATAATAGACAGACAAGATGGCTGAAAGAAAATTAGTTGAACTCCTGATTGGAGATGAAGAAACTGGGCTACCAGTTGAGGCTATCTCGTTGGTCAAGTTCCCAGCGATAGAAGAGAACTTCCTTTTCTTCTCTAAAGGAAAAAACACCAAAGCCCTTTCCCTCGCCCAAGTGGAAGAGGATAAGCGCACCCTAATTGGTGCTGCCCTCATCCCCGACAAGCACATACCTCGCTACGATGAGATGACCGACGAGGAATACGATGTGTATTTTTCTAAGGACACCGTGAAGTTGGCGAGCGAGATATACATGAAGCACTCACGCACCAACGAGCATACCCTTGAGCATGAGTCGGTGGTGGAAGACGTTCACGTTGTCGAGTCGTGGCTCGTGGAGAATCCTGAGATGGATAAATCCAAGCACTACGGAATGGCAATGCCCGAAGGGACATGGATGGTGCGGGTGAGGGTAGACAACGACGAGATGTGGCAACAGGTGAAGGACGGCTCGATTCGTGGCTTCTCCATCGAGGGATACTTTATAGACAAGGTAGAAGAGATGTCAACGAAAGTAAAACCAACCCACATGAAGAAGAGACTAAAGAAAATTTGGTTCAGCATCAAGCGGAAGTTCTATTCAGAAATCACTCTAGACACTGGCGTAGTAATTGCCACGGAGGATGATAGCTTCGGTTTGGGTACAACTGTAATAGCCATTGATGACGAGGGACTGCCTACCGACCTCAAGAACGGAAAGTACACCACCGAGGCCGGAGTAATATTAGAGGCGTTTGATGGGGTTCTAATAGAGTGGGACGGGGAGAGAGAGGAAGCAGAAGAAACCCAGCCTGAAGCGGAGAACGACGAGGAAGTAGAGATGGATAAGGTGGAGCTAGACCAAGAGAAAGTAAAGTTTTGGCGCACGTACCTCGATGTCAAAATGCAAAAAGAATTTGGAATTAACACCAAAAAGGATGTATATTCACAGAAGTTAAACCTTGAGGCTTATCCGTGGGACGAGTGCATCGCCGACCAAATGGCAACTTACGGGGATATGGAGACGGCAGAAAAGATTTGCGGTAGCATAAAAGCAAAATATGGAAGTTAAAATGAGCAGCATTGACAGAGCGCACAGACTCCTCGACTTTTTTGAGGAGTGGGAAGTAGAAACGATTAACCAGCCTGAGATGGGTTGGTCGTCCTACGAAGTCATAATTTACGATGACGCAACAGGTGACGAGAAGCGGTTTGAAGTGTGGGCAGAAAGCGAAGATTTGCTGCGCCAAGACATAGTGTTTTATTTGCCTGACAGCATGGTAATTGATTACATCAGTCAAACTTGGGGATAAGCACCCTTTAGATTATATAGAATAGAAGAAAAGCATTTATCATGAAGCTAGAGAAGATTTATATTTTCATGGAACCCTACGATTTTAACTTTCGTGGGAAAGGATTTTATATCTATCCTTTTTCTTTTCGCTCTTGGGATGACTTCCAAGACGGCATGAAAGATTCATACGCCAACTACCCGATGGGGGTCGAGGAGTGGGAGTTTGTAGATTCAGATGGAATCAATGCTTATGGGGAAGACAGCGTAGGAATCACCGAGGACAACTGGGACATGATTAAAGAGTTTGGTGAGTTTGGTGAGGAAATCGGGCTAAACATTCTTGAAATCTTAGACGTAGCGTCACAGTTAGGTGGAGACAAGGACTACTTGGAAGAGGCGTATATGGGTATGCACGACTCTATTAAGGATTATGCCTATGAGCTTTTGGACGACATAGGGATAAGTGAGGACATGGCAGAAACCTATTTCGATTGGGAACATTTCGGTCGGGAGTTGAAGTGGGACTTTAATGAGGATATGTTAGTAGAGGAGTACGGGTATTCAGTATCGGAGGCACAAGAGCTAATGGACTCAAGAGACTCAGATTTTGCTGAGTGGTATGTTGAGATGTTAGGGAGCGTAGCAGAGCTAGGGAAAGAAACCCTGAAGAGCTACTTTGACTACGATAAGTTCGCAAGAGATTTAAGCTATGAATACTCTCTCATCGAGGGAAGAGTATGGATGCAGCACTAACCAACAGAGATATGTATTTTGGAATAAAAGTTTTTGACGCAGACGAAGACCAAGTCTATCGTGATTTGATTGGTCTAAACAGAGATATGGGCAACCCTTACGCAAAAATTGAAGGGGATGCACATAGTATGACGAGTCTTGTAGCACAACAAGGCAATGACGTTTTTATTGAAATGCTTGGGCGTAATGGTGGTGAGCATGAAATTATTGAGTGGCTCGAAGATTTAGGTTATAGCACATCTATCGAATACTAACCAACAGAGACATGGATGTATATATAGATGGGATGACCCAAAGAGATGCGATGGAGGCCCAGCATGAACTGCAACTTCTTGACTTCACCGTCAGTTGGTTTTACGAAGATGATGCCAGTTGGCTCACAATGGTTGTTGAGGATATAGACAATGTTCCGTTCCATCTTGATGGCGTAATCGACATCTTTATAGACGACTGGGAGGCAAGGGGATTTGAAGTAACTTACTCATAACCAACAGAGATATGAATGAACACGAGCTAATAGATTTGATTGTCGAGTGGCTAGTTGACAACACGCAACACATCGTACACAATCAGGCGGTTGGAAATTGGGAGCTGATAGAATTTGATGATTCTTACTTAGAAATTTTAGTTTACGATTTGTCATACGACGAAGAAAACGCCGTCTATGATTTTGAAAGAAAATTCAATCGAGATTACGCAGGTGAGTGGGAGATGGAAATAAGCCCCGAATCAAACTATACGCGTCACACGATTGTTTGTCGGAGGGCATACTAACCAACAGAGATATGGTACAGATTAACGATATGATTCACGACCTTGAAAGCGAGGGGTATGAAGTTCTTGATTACGGACAAACATTGCACGTTTATGTTTATGATACGGTGAGTCCCGGCCCGGGTGGAATTTACTATATGATGCCTAACGAAAATATGGCAGACGACATTTACGATATTGCTTCAATGTATGCTTCAGTCCATGTGGAAATTGACCGTCAAAGCAGAGTCGTTTTAGTAGAGGTGTTAAGCTAACCAACAGAGATATGGAATTTAGATACTATTTAGAATACGCCGAAGCTGATGAGCAGCGCGTTATGGATTTTATGAGCAGGGTGTACGATTACCCAAGCGAATACGAATACGATTATGAAATGGGTACGTTAATCATTTACACTAACGTAGAGCCTGTTTCACTCGAAGAAGACATTTTTGCTTCTACTTCGCTGTATGCTGTTAATTACGGCAGAGCCTAAACAACAGAGATATGAGTTTTATTGACGAATTAGTTTACGAGTACGAGAGAGGGGGAGGAGTAATTGTCGGTCGGATTGAAGAGTCGTCTCGTGGAACTGTCATTGAAATTTTAGACCCCAACGGGATGAGCGTTTCATATTTTGAGGATATGGCATACGACGCTGCTGAGTTTCTTGGGGTAGATTTAAGACCTCATATTAAATGGGATGTTTTGTCAGGAGAAGTGTTAGAGGTAGTAATTAGATAACCAACAGAGATATGAGAGGATATAGTTTAAGTCGGGCTTCAGATGAACTTCATGCTTTGGTGGAGGAATGGTATGGTAAAATTAGTATTACAGAATACGGTGATGTTTATGACCCGTCAGGGATTTGGGAGTCCTTTATGAACTGGGACGAGCGCATAAACGACCCTAGCTTCACCCGTCAATTATATGACCGTGACTTGTTGTGCGACCCTGAGTGGATGAGCTGGTTCGTTGATAACGGTGGAGACGTAGATGAGTTTGAGCGTAAGCACGGGGATTTGAATTGTTACTAACCCTCAGAGAACGTGAAGCAAGTTGACATCTATATACCTATGCGGGATTCTGACCGCTTCGATGAGTTCATATCGGACAACGGAATCGAGTGGTATTATGAGTCAGGCCACGTTGATGCGTCTATGCGAAAGTGGCGAACCATCCCGTTGAGCGAGTCTGAGATTGCCGAACTTTTTGACAGTCTCGATTACGAGTTTGAGGACTTTGAATTTCACCCCTTCTAATGAATCCACTAATCAGTAGAATTTGGGATGTGTGGACGAACACTCCACAGACCGAGCTTTTCAATATCATTGACGAGTTCAGGCTAGACTATGCGCTGGACGACACATGGAATCACGCTCTAGACATCATCGAGGAGGCAATCCTCAAGGAAGAGTACGACCGTGCTGAGGTGATTTTCCACGAGATGCGCCCACCCTACCTACGGCAACTAGACTACGATGTGTTCATGGAAACGCTAGATACGGCCCGCTGGGACTATTAAAGGAAACACCTTATATATATTAGTATGGCAAACAGAAAGTTTGAAGAAGAGGTTGTTGAGGAAGAGACAACCGTAACCGAAGAAACCGTGGAAGAAGCCCCCGACTCCCACGAAGCATTTGTAACAATTTTAGTTGACATGGGGTTGTCAGCAGAACAAGCTGAGGCAGTGCATTCAATGGCAATGGACTTGATAGATGCAGGCAGCAGCGAAGAAACCACTACTGAAGTGAAAGAAGAAGTAAAAGTAGAAGCGAGCCGTCAACGCGGTCGTCGCTCACGCCCTACTCGCGGTCGTCGTTCTGAGTTTGCTCGTTCTGAGCGTTCAGGTCGTCGTGAGATGAGTCAGGAAGAATTAGACGCTCGCAGAATGCGCCGTCTACGTCGTCAAAATGTAGAGATGCGTAAGCAACTACAAGAGCTGGGAGCATCACCTGCTGCTGGCCCATTGCGTAATGCTCCAAACGTGAAGCAAGAGAACTTCTCTGCGCCGAATAAGAACCTCTCTAAAGGCACATCGGCTGCTTTAGAAATGATTAACAACTACGGGAAATAATGAGTTTTCAATTAGAACAAACATCTCGCGGCCTACGTCGTCGCAAATTCTATGATGCTGGTGAAGGGCCGGGTGTCAGCGCAAATAGTTATGCGGGTGTCCAAGCTCTGCCTTATGTAACTCCAGCCCTCAAGCTGGCCGACACCTTGAATAAGGGTTTCGTCCGTCAAATCGACGGCATCCAAAACAAGGCTGTTATTTCCAACTTTAGCTCAACGGCTAACATCCAAGACGCGAACTGCGATTGGGCAGATGGTACTAATGTAACTCTCGGCGAGCGCGTTCTTACGCTTACTGACCTAGCAGTTATGGAGGCTCTCTGTCGTGGCACTCTCCTCCCAACGTGGGCAGGCATGACTGGTGCGCGGGAGACTATGACTGCTGGCTCACCTGAGTTTGTAAACTTCGCTATGGCTACCATTGCTGGTACTTGCGCTCAGGGTGTAGAAGTGGGCATTTGGCAGGGGATTGATTTAACGGCCAATGTTGTTGGATTCCTTTCTGATGTTGGTTCTTTAACTGCCGCAGGATACGCGGCTTCAGTGCTTGGTACAGCTACTGGGGTTAATGAAATTGATGTCGTTTCGACTGGTTTCGATGCTGCTGCTAGTGCTATTGTAGGAGCAACAGGTGCGTTTAATGCCGTGTATGAAGGCGCATTAACTAACTGCCCTGCTGTTCTCAACCGCACAGACATTGCTTACTACTGCTCTCCAAAGACAGCAGGAGCATATATGCTCGGACTTGCAATTTCAGGAGCACATCAAGGTGTCAATATGCAGTCAACCGACCAAGCATTCGACACCTTGCAGTACCTCGGTATTCCTATCCATGTATGCCCCGGTATGCCGGACAATGCCTTGATTCTGACATACGAGGAAAATCTCGTTGTTGGTTCTAACCTCAACACGGACTACACCTCGGCTCAGTATATTGACAGTTGGGCTTATGATGGTTCTGACCAAGTTAAAATTGCTTTGCGGTTTGGACTCGGAATGCAGGTTGGCGTTCCAAATGACGTTGTTGTTGGTTGCTTTGAGGACATCTTCCCCGTCTAATTTTAACCCCTAATCTCTAATAGATGTCTAATTGCGATATTTCTTCAGGACGGCTCGTTGACTGCAAAGACTCCCTCGGAGGAATCAAAGCCGTCTACATTGGCAACTATGAGGATATGCTTGTTCAGGCAGGTTGGGTAGTGGCGGCTGACATAGTTACAGCTATTGCTACGGCAGGTCAGACTTTTTTCGAGTTTGAGCTTCGGCCTGAGTTGTCGAGCATGACGGTTAACTACATGGCTGACGCGGCGAGTGGTACTACATTTTTTGAGCAAACGTGTTCTTTGACGTTTCAGAAATTGGAGTCTACGGACATCGCTGATATTCGTGAGTTGTGTGAGGGTCGCCCCAACATTTGGATTCTCGACCGCAACGACAATGTTTGGTTGCTAGGCGCAGAAAACGGATGTCACGTTACAGGCGGAAGCATAGTAACTGGAGTCGGGTACGCTGATATGAATGGTTACACCATTGACTTCACAGCCCGCGAGCAGAACCCGCTATTCATGGGGTCTGCGCCGGGTGGTACTCCTTCTGCTGCTAACTGGCCGCTGGACAATGTTACCAACGCTGTGGTTACAGTCGCTTCGTAACGGCTCTATATATATTTTTGGAAAGGGGATGGCTGTGGCTGTCCCCTTTTTGCTTAGAGCCATTTAGGGATTACTTATATATAGTAGTGTGATACAGATATTCAACACCAACACGGCGCAGAACTTGTACCTAAAGCTAGATGGGTATAGCTCCACATCTACTACTGTGCAGCTCGATATTACTTTCACGAATCAGCTAACTAATAAGGCCACGGAATTTGAGGATGTCGCGGTAACTTCAACAAACGGACGCTACCAAAAGATGTCAATAACTCCACCAGCAGAAAGTGTTCCACTCGATACCTCGGCAATGGTAGAGGGGCTTTATCTTGTGACCTTTAAGAGTACAGACGGAACGGTCACCTATGCCACTCGCTTGGCTTTTGTTTCCAACGCTACTCCATTCAGTGAATCCACATACACTCCATACACGGCTGGTGACACCACTCCCTACAACGTCTTTACGCCATGAATAAGAAATTCTTAAACGTGCTGAACTACAACAGCAGCGTTACACCCCAGTTTAAGGAAAGTCAGAACCACGAGTGGATTGACATGGGCGTAGACAATATGTACCCGCACTACCTAGAGGAACTCTTTTCCAGCTCCAGTATTCATAGCGCGGTCATCAACGGCGTAGCCCAAATGATTTACGGGGAGGGGCTGGATGCTCCCAACAAAGACGACAACGTAGAGCAGTGGCTCAAGGTCAACGAAATCTTTAGCGACAAGGACGCGCTGAAGCGTTGTGCGCTCGACCTCAAGCTCTATGGTAATTGCTACTTCAATATTATTTGGAGTCAGGACAGGGCCACCATTAGCAAAGTCCACCATGTTCCTGCGGCCACCGTTCGGTGTGGCGTGGCTGACGACGAAGACAAAGTTCCCATCTTCTACCACAAATCCAACTGGACAGACAACAACAAGCCCCAAGCTATTCCCGCCTTCAGCACATCGGACAGGACGGCGGCTAGTCAGCTCTTGCACATCAAGATGTACAACCCGCTGAGTTTTTACTACGGGTTGCCTGATTACATCGGAAGCCAAAACTATGTTGAGGTAGACGCGGCTCTAGGAGAATACCACTTGAACTCCATCAATAACGGTTTTTTCCCATCGACTATCCTTTCGTTTAACGACGGAGTGCCAACACAGGAGGAACGTGCAGAATTGGAAAGACTCATTTACAACAAGTTCGGGTCAGCGTCAAACGCAGGGAAAATCCTGATGACGTTCAACGACTCTACGGAGAACGCACCGACGGTTGAGAGTTTCAATATCAGCGATGCCCACCAAGTTTTTGACTACCTCAGTCGAGAGGTGGTGGTGAAAATATTGTCGGGACACAGGGTCACTTCTCCCCTGCTTTTTGGCATACGAAACGAGGGTGGCGGCTTCGGCTCGAATGCAGACGAAATGAAGGACGCTTACGACCTTTTCTACAACACTGTGGTACTCCCTATGCAGAGTCTCATTTTAGACGGCTTAAGGCCCGTCTTTGCGGCTTCAGGGGTAACTCTAGATTTGTTCTTCAACCCGCTAAAGCCTGCATCCTTTATTTCGGTGGATAATCTGTTTGGCCCAGCGCGGGGAGCTGACACTTCTTCAAAGGATGCTTCGTACAACGGCTCGCAAATTTCGTCGGCTATTGATGTGCTGGCGAAGGTCACCGAGGGAATTTTAACAGAAGAGCAGGCCAAAGTTTTCTTGGTTCAAATGTTGCAGTTTACGCCTGAAGTGGCTGATGCCCTATTTACTCAGGGGGTCGATGCAATCGCACAGGTAAAGGAAGAAGAGATAGACAAAGAGGCTATTGCTGAGACTCAGTTGAGCAAAGCCCCGGAGCGAATCAGCAAGGAGCAGGGCGCGGCGTGGCTCGCTCACCTGTCCGAGCGCAACTCACCACCACCTGAAGGGTATCGCCTTTGGAAAGTCGAGGATGTAAACGACACTGGAGAGGACAAGATTCTACACTCCTACAAGAAGATGCACCGCGCATTTGACAAGGTTGGAAATCCGGGGGACTACGCAGACTATGATAAGTCAACCTCCGAGACAATCGGCTATGGAGACAGCAACGACATGGGCTTCGATGTGATAAGCCCAAAGGGGTACTTATTCGCCGTTCGTTATTCTTACGCTGAGACAGCTAAGACACCTCCCGAAGACCCGAACTACAAGAGCCGAGAGTTCTGTGACATTATGATGGACTTGTCCGATAGCGGCGCGATGTATCGTTACGAGGATATTATGTTCATGTCAGAGAATGGAGTCAATGAAAGTTTCGCCCCAGCGGGGGAGAACGAGTACGACATCTTGAAGTGGAAAGGCGGGTGCTTTTGCCGTCACGGATTCAAGCGGAACATATTCATATACGCCCCTGAAGGGGAGGTCTTCGAGTTTAGCGAAGAGGAGAACGTGCAGATTGACGGAGACTTCGATGCGGTCATGCGCCGCGTAGGGGATAACCCGTATGTAGTGGATGAGGGATATGAAGATGTTGCACCCATCGATACGCCCAGTCGCGGCTCACTAAAATATCCTAACCCAGTAAACTGATGGCAACTCTATATATCTCAAGCTCCCTATTGAAGAGGGATACAGCACTCGGAAGCACAGTAGACGACAACTTGCTTCAGCCATACATCCGTATAGCTCAAGACAGGTGGATTCTTCCTGCTCTTGGAACTAATCTAGACACCTATCTCAAGGGGCAGATAGATGCCGACACGGTGACAGGCGCATACCTCACTCTCCTGACTGATTACATCCAGCCTGCATTGGTTCAACTTGCTTTTGCTGAGGTTGCCTACGTGGTGCGCTTACGATTTGCGAACAACTCTGTGGTGGTAAATTCCTCTGAGCAGGGAGGCGCAGCAAGCATGGCCGATATACGCAAAGTGGTTGAGCAATCCACGGAAATCGGGATGTTCTACCGCGAGCGTTTGATTGATTATCTTACTTTTAACTCGTCCGACTTCTCTCAATACACAACAAACACTGGTGCAGACCTCTCTCCCTCAAAACGTAACTACTTCGGAGGACTCAACGTCTATCCAAGAATCACCACCGACAACCAGCTCAAGGCGTTCGCGTCAGCCATCGGAGTCAAATACTTCAACGCCTAACGCCTTGAAGCTACAAATCTATTTAGAGAAATGGCAACAAAAATTACCGACCTAACAGAGCTGGCCGTAACTGCTGCGAGTGGTGACTTCTTGCACATCATTGATGTAGACGACACCACAGGAGGTGCAGCGGGGACATCGAAGAAAATTCAGGTTACTAACCTGCCAAGTGGTGGTGGTTCAGGCACGGTTACTTCCGTTGCCATGACTGTGCCTGCTGCACTTTCTGTAAGTGGTTCACCAATTACAACATCGGGAACTCTCGCTATTACAGGCGCGGGAACTTCGTCTCAATACATTGATGGTACGGGCGCACTTCAGACCACGCCAACTGATGACGTGAGCGTGACCAACCAAGCGGATAATAGAATCATCACCGCAACAGCGGTAACCGATACGCTTAACGGAGAGGCAAACCTAACTTTTGACGGAACGACCTTAGAGGTCACGGGCGAAGTAAAAGCAGATAGTATCCACGCGAGTTATAGTGGATTAACTACGGCGGGTGAATATGGCACGGGCGCGGAGTTGTTGTTCGGCATAACTGGAACGGGAGTAGCGGGAGATTGTATGTATCTCAGAACTACGGGAGTATTTGCCCAAGCCACCGCGTCAACCCTCGGAGAAAATAGTACATCTCTCCTTGCTATTGGTATATCTACAGATGTTGCCGATGGTGTAGTAACGCGGGGACTCGTTTATCTCGATGTAGACCCCGGAGGCTCTCCCGGAGAACCTGTGTACCTCTCCACTACGAATGGGCATATAACCAGCACCGCCGTATCTACTACGGGAAATGTTAGTAGGGTGGTTGGATACCAATTGGCGACGAATATAATTTTCTTCAATCCGTCACAGGACTGGATAGAACTGGCGTAAATGGGAACGATTAGCACCATCAGCGGTCATGCTTTCACGGCGGCAGATTCTATTAGCGGCATCGCGAAAGCATCGGTCGCTTCAATGTCTTCTCAGACAGCTCCCGCTAGTGGCTCGAATTGGGTAAGCACTATCTACGATTTCAACACCCAAACGACCCAAACTAGCGCATCTTTAGACTGGTCACCATCGGCCGCATACACTACGGACGGATGGGTAAATGGGAGCTCGTCCGTAGACGGAACACAATTCCGCACGGGAACTCCCTCAAAGGGTTTGAATTGCGACTACGGAACAACTCCCTCTTCAAGCACCGGAGCGAACGGAGGAATGACTTCGTACACGGACGGAACGATAGACTCTGCAACAGACCAACGCTATCTTTATAAGGAGTGTTCGGGTTCTCGAAATCTTTACGACCACGTAGCCCGTACACCGGGGTACAACTTTAGCACCCTAATGAATAGCACCGCCAACAATCTACGGATGCGGTTCGGGTATCAAGCGTATGGGTCGAATATCACGCCTACGATTTATAATATATACGTTGCAACGACGACGACGACCAACGTAGCATCGGCGACCCTTGTAGCTACATTAGCTTCAAGCGGTAACACTATGGCAGATGGTACGATAGCCTATACGATAGTGGATATTGATTTAGACGCATACCGCACGGTGGACGCTACCCACTACTTTTGGATTAACCTACCCGCAGCTACGGGATACCGAGGCGATACGTGTATAGATTCAGTTTACTTTGAAGAGTATTAAGATGGCTAATATCACTTGCACATGGAAAGTAGAACTCGACGGAGTAAATCTATACGACGACCGAAGTACATTACTTGTAAATTTTATCCCAATGGTTCTCGATGTTGGCGACCCTGAGTTAGAGACTTCAGAACCCTGCGAGTGGGATGGAGAGAATATAGCCTACCGTTGGTACGGGGGAGTTATGAGTATAACCTATCGATAATGACTTACGAACTAATCTCGGTGGGGCTAGGAGCAGCTTCGGGAATTATTGGAACTTATATCAAAATGCAGAACGAAATAGTAAAGGTCAAAAGCCGTGTTTACTCTTTGGAAAAGCAAGAGACTAAGGTGCAGGCTACTCTCGATGTATTGGTAGAAGGGGTGAATGAGATTAAAATCTTACTAGCGAAGAAAGGAATTGAGTAGTCTAGTAACAAAAGACAAAGACATTCACATTCTCCCGCTAGACTTCACAGGCGCAGGAGATACGAAGACTATCTACTTGTTGTCGGACGTTCACTTCGATTCAGTGAAGTGCGACCGCAAGTTATTCTTCAAGCACTTGGACATGGCAAAGGAGGAGGGCGCGTCTGTCTTTATTTTGGGCGACCTCTACGACCTTATGCAGATGCGGTTCGACCCACGCGGGGATTACGGCTCGCTGCGCCCTGAGCTAAAAGCTACGGCCTACATTGACGAGGTAATTAAGGACTGCACGGATAAGCTCTTGCCGTACAAGGATGTCATCAAGCTCATCTCTTTGGGCAACCATGAGACGAACATTATGAAGCGTCATGGTGTCGATGTCATTCAGCGCACGGTAGGGGTATTAAATAACGAGGGCGCAGAAATAGTAGCTGGATACTATGCTGGCTGGGTAGTTCTCAAGTGTTCACAGAAAGGAGGGGGTCGCGGCAGCATCCCACTACATTACCATCACGGGTACGGAGGAAATGCGAAGCGGTCGAAGGGAGTTCTCAACGTAGATATTGACATGAAAGACTACCCGCAGGCGCGAATCATAGCGCGTGGACATACGCACCAAAAGTGGTACGTGCCAGTCATGCGGGATGTATTGACCTCGAACTTTGCCCACTCGCAGGAAACGGTTCATGTGGTTCAGACCGGGAGCTACAAAAAGAAAGACCGTTCAATTGGATGGGAGGTGGAGAAGGGATTCTCTACTCCGAGGCTGGGGGGCTGGAAGTTTGACATCAAGTTCATTGACAAAAAATACACCGTCTCGTGTGTCGAATTAAATTGATGAGAGACGTTAAGCGCATAATTCTGCACTGCACTGCAACGGCAGCAAGCTCGCATATTGATGTAGCCACTGTTCGTAAGTGGCACAAGAAGAGGGGTTTTTCAGATTGCGGGTATCACTATCTTCTGCATCTTGACGGGACAATAGAAATAGGTCGTCCAGTTTCCATCAAGGGGGCGCACACGAAGGGGGCGAATTTCGACTCCATCGGCGTGGCATACGCAGGGGGCTTAGATGACGAAACACGCGAACCAAAGGACACCATGACCGTGAGGCAAGAGGCCGCTTTTATGAGCTTAGTCGATTCGCTACGCACGGTTTTTGGTTACCTAACGCTACACGGGCATAACGAATTTTCAACTAAGGCTTGCCCATCCTTTATAGTACAAGAGAAATTTTCATTCTTAATTTAACATCATGGAATTTATTACAACACATTGGGCCGAGATTGCCCTAGCTCTAATCACCGCAGCGAGTACGCTGACGGCCCTTACAGAGACGACTAAGGACGACAAAATCGTCAACATCCTCTCACGTATCCTTCAGGCCATCATCTTCGGCAAGAACAGAAAAAAAGACTAAGCCCTTGTTTGCTGGGTAATTTGACCTACCTTAGCAGGGTGTGAGGCTTCTCCTTTTGCCTTATTCGTATTTGGATTTTCATCTTTTTGACCCCTGACCTATAAACGGTTGGGGGTTTTTTATACAACATTATCCCAACTAGTGTTAAATAAACACGAAGGATTAGGTTTTCTCCCTACTTATTAGTATATTGAGGGGAGTTCTTTGACATAACGGATGCTATCCTAGACCCGACCGAAAGGGGAGGCGACGAGGCATCAAGTGAAAATCCAAAAAAGAGAAAACATGAGTAATTTCAAAAGAAGAGATAACGGAGATGACCTGACTGGGGTCATTACGAGATTCAGCCTAACGGCTGATGAAGCAAAGCAGTTGACCTTTTACAAGACTGGTATCTGCTACGACCGCATAGGTTTTTCCATGCAAGTTCCTGATACTGGCGAGGACATCTCGAAAGAGATGGCTAAGTCAATTCAGGACAAGGTGTCCCAGCACGGTGCAGATGCTAATGGTGGCTGGCATCACGGACGACCCGCTGGCAGCGTATTCACCCTGTCCGAAACGGCAGTTGAGTTTAGCTGCTAATAACAGATGGAAATTGGGGAGCGAAAGCTCCCCTTTTTTTATGCACCATGTAATCGGTTAGAGTTTTTACCCTACCTTTGGGGTATGATGAAAGACAAAAAGACAAGGAGCTTCACCCGAAATTTTGAATGCAGGACTCCACGTATTTCTATGGAAACCTCAGCGGGAACTTTATATGAGGACAAGGGAGTGGTAATGCAAAACACCATTGGATACTGTGACGACCGCAAGCACGGGTGGTTTGAAACCTACGACGAGGCGACAGGGGGTGATAGATATTACGCCGAAGGGGTGCTAGAGATTGTAGAGATTGATTCCAAGCTAACCCTAACGGGATACGACGGGTGCTTCTCGCTGCCCGACTACATCGAGGATGCCGTCCAAGCCGAGGGAATTGTTATCTCACTATGAAAACTAAGAAAACAGTTTACCCGTCCGGGGGTGCTTCGTCTTACAACGACTGGATGGAGTCGTTAACCAATTCCAACTTGACTGCCGAAGAAAGGTTTGAGGCAGAGTTCATGCGGATTTGGTCTGAATATAAACAGTCAATCATTGACGCTAGAACAAAAAAATGAAGACAGAGAAGAAAACCTGTGTGGTCTACTTAGACGACACGCAATATATTGAAGTCGAATATGAGCATTGGCCTGAAGGCCCGCGCATGGATTATGATTCACAACCCAACCCAGCGGGTCACGAGATTGTGAAAATCGAACTCTACGCAGGTGGAGAGGTGATTGACATCACCGACATAGCTGACAGCTTATCCAGTGAGTTGTGTTACACAACTATGGAAAGAACTATTGAAACCGATATACTATGATAGCAAAAATCACACACATCAGCCCGAACGGGCATTACGACTCTCCGCACGGAAGGTTGTTCAAACAGCAGTACGTCTTTGAAGACGGAGCAGAACTTTCTGCGAATCACAAAACCGAGAACTCACCTTTCAAGGTGGGCGACGAGGTAGAGTACGAGGTGAACGGAACAAACAGCTATGGAGCGTGGGGAAAGGTTCGCCGACCCGACACCGATGGCAAGTTCACTAAATCTAATTCCGCAGGAGGAGACGACCGCAGCGTAATAATTGAACGCTCTTGGGCAATGGGTCACGCTATACAAATGCTTGGCCCAGTCCCCACTCGCAGCCATGATGCGGTATTAGAATACATGAACGATGCCTGCGTATTAGCTCAGGTCATATTAACCTCCCGCGACACCTTCCCTAAGTTTGATGCCCAAGACGCTGTTCGCGCTCGGTGGGATTCTAGGATGGCGAAGGATGGAGAAATGCCTTTCTAATGGGTAAGATGAAAGCAACTCTCCCCGACTACCCCACGGTGGTTGAGTATAAGTACGATGTCCCGCCTTCGAGCGTGGACAACAAGTGGGCAATGGAAATAGCCGTGCGCGTTTGTGGGCCGTTAGACTCTGAACCAAGAAGTGCGTACTTTGCGCGGCTCAAGGAATACGCAAAAGAAATCATTAACACATTAAATAGTCTGAATTATGACGATGGGAACATGGATTAAAATTAAGTTTGGAACACACGCCAAATTGAACGACGCTCTAGGGCTTGGAAAAAACACAGTGAACAGGTGGTACAACCACGACCCTAAGAGGTTCTTGATGTACTTGCCTGAGCTTGCTCAACAATCGGAGACAGATACTTCTGAGCTGCTACACATTATCGAAGGCCGGGTGGAAGATGTTAAGAGTCTCAAAGGCTCGAACCGATGAGCTTAAACGCCTGCGGAAATATTTCTTATTCCTCTACGTTGGCACTACACGTTACGACCCCAAGAAAGAGAAGTACGGGAAGTGGCTTAAAGCTATCGGGGAGGAGTTGAATGAAAGGACAGGCGAGAAAAAGTACAAGAGATGAAAAGGAATTTTAAGGGAGTATGGATACCCGCGCAGCTTTATCTCAACGAGAACATCTCGTGGACGCAGAAGCTGATGTTGGTAGAGATTGATTCATTCAGCAAAAGCGGGCTTCCGTGTTTTGTGTCCAATGAGCATTTGGCCCAGCACTTACAAATCTCGGAGAGTGGCGTAGAGAAAGCTCTCCGAGGGCTGGTGCGATTGAACCTAGTTCATCGCGGCAGGGAGAATTTCCTGAACGGAACACGGCGGATTTTACGGCTGACTACCTCACTAGAGTACGGGGAGCAACCTCACTCAACTGAGGTTAGTGACCTCACTCAGTTGAGGCATACTAATACAAGGACTAGTACAACTACTAATACAACTAATAAGGGGAAACCCGCAACTGAGGGAGAGTGCTTAGAATACTTTGTGGAACTTGGTTTAGATTCGCTGGAGGCCGCAAAGTTCTATGACTGGTATGAGCAAACGGGCTGGAAGTTGAAAGGGGGCAACGTAATAAAAGACTGGAGGGCTACGGCCCGAAATTGGAAAAGAAGAAATCTCACAAGGAAAAATGAAAACCGAGGATTTAACAAAGAGAACTTCAGCACTAACGCCCTTGAGCGTTTCGTTACTGAAGGGTAAGAGCCTATCACTTTCTCCTGCCCAAGCGTGGCATGAGGGAACGAACATTTTATCGGCACTGAAAAACCATCCCGCCGAAGTTCGGGGTTGGGTCATGGCTGAGGTGGGGAAGCTGATAAAAGAGATTGACGCAAAGACCACCATCAACTCAGACGAAGAACTCATCTTCTGCTGCAACTCGATAGTGGAGGAACACCCTACCTTAAAACTGGAGGAGCTACGTTCGTGCTTCACTATGATTCGCAAAGGGAAATTTGGGAAGCTGTACGAGCGTCTCAAGACCCCTGAGATTTTAGACTTTTTGCGACGCTATGAAGGTGAGGTGCGCGTTGAGATTATGGAGCGCAGGGTTCACTCGGACAAAATCGAGAAGCAAGCCGAGACAGAGTTTAGCATCGGCGAGTCGGGACTAAAAGAGGTGGTAGACCAAATGGTATTTGAGCCAATAGTTTCCAAAGGTGAGGGATTAGGAACTCGACTACGCAAGAAGATGGACACGTAAATTTACTTCGTATAATTGTTGAGTGAAGCGGTCAACAGAAGTAAAGAAGCTAGACGCGGCTCTTAGCAAATTTGTAAGGAGCAGCCTAGCAGATGAATCAGGATATGTAGCCTGCATCACTTGTGGTCAATCCAAGAATTGGAAGTACGAGATGGACTGCGGCCACTTCCAGTCAAGGGCAAAGTATAGCACGAGGTGGTTGTTCGACCCCGACAACGGAATGGTCAACGTAATGCCCCAGTGCAAGAGATGTAATATGTCCAACGGAGGACACCAGTATCTTTTCGGTCAACGCTTGGACTATTTCTTTGGGAAGGGAACGGCTCAGAAAATGGTAGACATAGGAAACACTATTCGCAAATTCTCGACGGATGAAATAGTGGAGATGAGAAAAGACCTAGAGGCGCGACTTAAGACATGAGCTGCGTAAACGGATTCTTCGCCGAGAACTATGACTACCTACTGGATATGTCAAACAGGTATGTGGGGCGAGAATACGGGGCTGACCTCTTGAACGATTTAGCCGTGACGTACATTCAGGATTCTGAAAAGTACGAGCCTATCTGCGAGCGCGGCGAGCTAATGAAATACGCAGCCCGGACAATGGCAATATGTGGATTTAGTAAGACCTCTCCCTTTTACTACAAGTACAAGAAGCACACAGAAAAAATAGCTCGACGCTATCCGCTAGAGATTCTCACCACCGATGAAGACAACAATGCTCATAACTCGACACCACAGGTGAGTAAGGATGAGCAAATTCAGGATACATTGCGTATATTAGAGGAAATAAAATGGTTTGATGCTGAGGTGTTCAAGTCATATTACCTACACGACCACAGCCTAAAAACTTTAAGCGATGCCACAGGAATCCCCAAAAACTCCCTCCACAAAGCCATCCAAGCGGCGAAAGAGTACCTCCAAAAAAACAGCCAAAGGATTAGGGGACACCATCGAAAACGCGATACCCCAAGCCCTTAAAGATGTGGTGGAGAAAATCGCAGGTGAAGACTGCGGGTGCAAGGAGAGGAAGAACTGGTTGAATAAGAAGTTCCCGTACTTCAAGCCAATGTCCGACGGAGACAAAAAGCTATGGGAAGACATTCTAGCCCCAGCCCTAAAGCGTGGGAAGCTAGGGAGGGGAGAACAGGAACACGTAAGGAACGTGTACCACCGAACATTTGGAAAGATGCACAAGACGACGCGATGCGGTTCGTGCGTAGAGGCGTGGATGATTGAACTGGAAAAAGCATACGAGGCATCATGCGATTCCTAATGCCTGCACAGCTTGATGGATACTCTAGGCGCAAAGACAGAACGGTGAGCCTTAGATTCATATCACAGGAGAAGACAAGCTCCGAGGTGATGGAGATAGACGAAGCCCTGCACCAGTTCGGCATCCTATACTTCCGGGGAGAGGAAGAGATGAACCCCGACGAGATAGAAGAGCTAGACAATATCGAGATTGACCTATACGATGAACCCAAGACTCAGAGCCAAAGGATGCGGAATGTACTTTTCGTATTATGGAAGCAGGATGGAGAGAAGGGGGACTTTAAGAAATTCTATAAACAGAAGACAGAGGAGATAATCCAACACTTCAAAAATAAAATCGAAGATGAATGAAGAGGAACTACCAATGAGCGATTGCTGCGGCGCAGAAACTGCTGAAACTGACATGGGGATTTGCCCATCATGCGGAGAACATTGTGAATTTAATGACGACTAATATGAGAGATACCCACGAAACACGACTGCTGCGATACCTCGCACAGCACAAAAGCATAACCTCACTGGAAGCAATCCGAGACTTAGGTAACACAAGACTCGCGGCTACCATTTGCACACTACGCAAGAAAGGAAACGACATAGCATCGTCCAGCGTAGATGTAGACACAAGGTGGGGGACAAAAACTCAGGTAGCAAAGTACACCCTACACCATGAGCCGCCACACCAAAGCAAGATGTCGCTATTTAATAAGCTCGCAAAAGGCTATGCAGGATTCTGACCTCAAGAGCAACTGCTGCGGCGCACCATCACGACACGACAGGGTGTGCGGCTTCTGTTGGGAAGAGTGTAGGAACGTCCCGCTGTGGGAATACGAGATGGATAAGACCGACCCCATATATAGTTATGCCCCCTCACAGAAAGACATAACGAGATGGGTCAAGAAAGTCGCAGGGCTGGATTGAAAAAAACAATGAATACAATGAGACTGCCTAGACTACCTGACAAGGTATATACAGAACTAGTTGTAACCGCTGCTTGGTGGGCTATGCAACCTGAGCCAAGCGAAGATGAACATGGAGGGTGGCCCTTTTTTGTTTATCACTTTTACAAAGCGAACTTCCCTCTCTATTTTGAAAAAGAGGAAGAGGTAGTTAAAGAAACATAGAATACCATGCCATTTCAAAAAGGAAATACACACGGTCAAGGACGGCCTAAGGGGTCATCTAACAAGGTGACAGCAGCAAGTAGGGAACTCTTTGTTACTGTCATGGAAGGTGAGATGCAATTCATCCAAGAGGAACTTGCCCTGCTCAGGGAGTCAAGCGGCGAGAAATACCTCAAAGCCCTAAGTGGATTGCTACCCTATTTTATGCCTAAGCAATCGGAGACGGAGCTAACCATCAACGAACCCGTTACTACCCCATCATGGTTTGATGATGTACTGGAGAACGAGGACACACCCGACCCCAACCCGCTAACAGGGAGCTAATGGTTTACGTTCTGCTCACTGGAATCATATTGCTCAAGCTGGCTGACCTGCTATACAAGTACAACTACTACATGGAAATAGACACGAACGACTTGATGGTGATAGTGGCTGCTATTATGGTTTGCTGTCTTGTCTAAGGTTTACGAGTCGTGCGCCCACCCATTGTCATCACTAAACCCCGACATCAAGACCTCGGCACTGGGCCACTTGTGGTGCTTAGGATGGTGCTTGCTCCATTGCTCGTGCAATGCAACTATGGCTACACGGAACTGAAGAATCTTATGGTAATCCTTCATGCTCCTACGAACAATTGGTTCGGGGTAGAAATAGGAGTCGTATGTGATGGGCCGCAACGATTCGATGCCGTGGCGCAAGGTATTCTTGATGCGGGATGTTTTCCTTTTGTCTCTCATAATTCAAATGTAGAATTTACTTTCGCATCCCATTTTCGCAAGTGAGGCAACCAAAAACATATTATGACCTGAAGGGATGCAAGACGCGGGTGGCCGTATTTCAGGGTGGCACACGTAGCGGAAAGACGCGAAGCATAATCAACGTGCTAATTGAATGGTGCTTCAAGTATAGGAATAGCGACTATGTGATTACGGTAGTACGTAAGAGCTTCCCCTCCCTGCGGGCATCGGTGTACCGAGACTTTATGACCGTGCTACACGAAGAGGGATGGTACGACGAGATTGACCACAACAAGACCGAGAACACGTACAACCTATTTGGGAATCGATGGGAATTTGTTTCAACCTCAGAGCCACAAAAATTACGTGGGGCTAAGAGAAATTATGTTTTTCTTAACGAGGCCAACGAGCTAGACCTAGAAACGTATAGGCAAATCAGCTTGCGTACCACAGACAAAATCATTTTAGACTACAACCCCTCTGACGAGTTCCACTGGATATACGACGAGGTGATACCGAGGGACGACTGCACCTTCTTTCAGTCCACATATCTAGACAACCCATTTCTTAACGCCGACACCATTCGAGAAATCGAGATGCTTAAGGACACGGACGAAGACTATTGGAGGGTCTACGGCTTGGGCGAAAGAGGAAAGAGTCGGGCTACCATATTTGCCACACACATCTACGACGAGTTGCCGGAGAATTGTAAGGCGGTGGCATGGGGCATTGACTGGGGATTCAGTGCTGACCCCACTGCACTGGTCAAGGTTTGGCGCAGGGGCAACGAGCTATACATCGAAGAGTTCCTGTACGTGGGTGGGATGACCAACGCCGACATCATGGCACACATGAAGGAGTGCGGGATTCAGAGGAACGAAGAAATCATAGCTGACTCAGCCGAGCCAAAGGCTATACACGAAATCCACAGAGGGGGGTTCAATATCAAGCCCGCGAAGAAAGGGCCGGACTCCATTCGCATAGGCATTGACCTAATGCGTAGGCACAAGATTTTCATCAAGGATACAAGCCTAAACGTGCAGAAGGAGTTTAGAAACTACAAGTGGAAGACCGATAAAAATAACCGAACTTTACCCATCCCCGAAGACTCGTGGAATCATGCCGTTGACGCAGTTAGGTATGTCTGCCTAAACAAGCTGCTGCGTAAGCGAGGAAGCTATACCATCCAATGAAGATTACCCTACCCGATAATTACAGCGAAGTCACCGTTGGTCAGTACATGGATTTGTGGAAGATGTACGAGGAGGAGGAAGACGCATACCTAGCTCAGAGGAAGTGCATAGAGCTATTGGCGGGCCTAGAGGAAGGAACGCTGAAGAATGCCACATGGGAAAGCATAGAGGAGGCTTCCGCAAAACTCAACTGGTTGATTAGTGAGCCTGACCCCTTCGAGATGAAGCACCCACTCATCCGTAGGTTTGAACTCAAAGGAAAGCAGTATGGATTCATCCCGGATATGACCAAGCTCACGGTGGGCGAGTATGCCGACCTAGAGACATACTGCAAGGGTGGGGTGTTTAACGTCCTAGAAAAGCTATGCGCTATTCTATTTCGGGAGGTCAAAGTGGAGAAGGGAGACAGGTACGAAATAGCTCTATACTCCCCTGATGAGGAGAGCAAGAAGACCATGCTCGACTTGCCCATGAACATAGCAGTTGCTGCGGTGGTTTTTTTTTGCAATACCGCCGAGGAATTGGTTTCCGCTTCGGAACGCTATTTCAATCAGCAGAAGGAGAAGAAGGAGGAGACGCGATACACTCCAAGTGGGGATGGTTCGGTATTATCTATCAAATGGCTTCGGGGAATATTCTTCACATGAACGATGTACAAGACATATATATAGAAGAGGCTCTAACCTTTATGGCTTATGAGAAAGACCTAAACCTAGCTGACAAAATCAAAATGTAATGCAGACAGTAGTAGACATCAACAACACGCTCAAGAATATCGTTGCTTCTCACGACCAGCTAAAGAGCTTCCATACCTTTAGCTTGGACGAGTTGGATATGGACAAATTGGACGTAGACAAATACCCGCTGTTGTATGGTCAATGCTCTAATGCGGAACTGGATGCCAGCGTTACC